CCAGTCAATGAACATAACCAAGCCGTGAGACTTGCCGTTAGGTACAACTGAAATCTTCTTGAAGATATCTTCACTAAAACCATAAGAATAGATTTTAGACATATTCAATTCACCAGTTTTGGCAACGGATGCACGTTTCATTTGATCCGCATTCTTACGCAATTCAAATTCTTTTACCAAGTAACCAACAACTTTCTTGGATTCTTCACGCAACTTTTGATAGGCCTTTTTATCGGCACCATTGCGACCATCAGGCAATTCATAACCGCCGTTGGTATGTTTGGCGTAGTCAACTTTGGTTTGCACATCCAAACGATAACGGTTCCACAAAACCTTATGGTCAACAATAATTTCGTCAAGATTCAACTTGGGAACATTACCATATGCATATTTACGGCCATCATCTGAGAACAATTTGTGTTCATTCCTGCGGAACGCTTCATCGGTGTGGGAAACGGGAGTCTTGGTGTTGGAACCGGATCGACCGGCAGCACCTTTAGTCTCACTTTTTATCTGGCCATCATCATTAGATTCTTGTTTTTCAGGTTCCGAATTGCCATTAGACTGTTCCGATTGTCCTTCTGACTTTTCAGTCTCAGTTTTTTTGCCAGAACCAGTATTTTCAGTAGAATCACCAGTTGAATCGCCGGGTTCTACTTCATTTCCATCTTGGTCATACTCATAATCGTCAGGATTTGTAGATTTAGAACGTTCTTTTTCTTCTTCCGTCATGTTGTCACATATTTTTTTAGCGACACGGATAACATCATCATAGGTTACAGTGTTTTCTACTTCATTCAAGATGAGTTTTTCTTCATCGGTGAACAAAATACCAAGGTCAACACCGCCTTTGCAATACAAATTGATGCGGTCAATAAAATTAAGCTTGTTCAGGTCTTCACCTTGAGTACCAAAGAAGTCTTTTTCGAGCAAATCTTTATAAGCACGAATGAAGGACTGACGCAAACCAGGATATTTTGACTTGATTTTGCGTTCGATGCGAGAATCTTCAACAACATTCAGCACGGACATAGACATTTTTTCATCAAATGCCTTTTTGAGACCGTCCAGAGGAGTAAAAAGTGCATGGCCAACTTCATGACCAATGAAAAGGTCGTATTGGTCGTTGGTAATTTCTTTGTTTAGAACTGGAATAGTCAAAACACGATTTTCCACATCAAATGAAGCAGTGGAAACGTTGCGTTGTTCGATATGCAGATTTTCGGTGGCCATGAGTTTGGCCAAAAGTGACTTGGATTGTGTTAAAAGCATGATAAGTCCTAATGAATATGTATCTATTATACAATAATTCTAGGTTTTGTCAAGTGGTGTTGTATTTTTACAACTAAATTTCAGTAATGTAGAGACAACCGTCTCTTACTTCAAGGTTTAATTTGGTTCCTTCTACCCATCCAGTAATTTCAATTAGTTCTGGAGGAAAAGTAAGAATTCCATCGCCGGATCCGTCAGGAGCATCTTCAATAATTGCTGGCCAAGAGCGGTCATTCATATTGATGTTTAAGTTTTTCATAATTTTCTTGGTCCTGCTCGAATTGAGTGAGATTGGCCCACATTTTAGTGACTTCAATAAGACTTTTGACTGCTTCTTGGTCGACTTTAAGTGGTTCCATTAAACGGTGGTCACTTTGCGCTGAAAATTCTGTCATTTTATGCATCTCCATTCAAAAAATGCGACAAAGTTCGCTTATGCTTTTCTTTCCGTGCATTAAAAACGACAGGTTTATGCACTTGAACTGGTTTTATTGGTGTTCGACACACCGGACGTTGTAGTTTTACTGTAAAATTAAGTTTTTTCATTATCGCCTCATGTTTGAAATGTCTTTTGCTTGTTCATCCGTAAAAACCGGCACCGCATTGCTCTTATGCATGGTTGCAATACCTTTCATTGCAGTTCCTGTATAGACTTTTGGTGCAGATTTTGTGGCTGTGCCAAGTCCTGAGTTTAAAGATTCGATTTTACGAGTTTCTCGAACAAAAACACCAGTAACCACTGGACTTTTGATTGTAGGACGCTGAGTAAACTTACTCAATGACTTAGGTTTCATATCCTCAATGGATTTCAACCATGCGTCATATTGGGCTTGCTGAGCCTTAGGCAATTTGCGTTTTTTAGATTTGGGAACGTTACTGTGAATAAACATAAAATCTCCATATAAGTTTTGTATTATACAGAGATTTTAAAGTTTGTCAAGCAGAGTGTTGTTTTTTTACAACATTACTTTCTATGTTTACGACTTTCTTGATACCAGTCATATTCATATGAATCAAAATGTTTTGCCTGTTTTTTTGATTCTCTTTGTTTGTCTCGCTGTTTACGGTCATATGTATTTGCTTTAAATGCATAATCTTCGTTGTAGTCTTTTTCCTTGCGAAACTTTTCTACATATTTTGGCACTTACTAACTCCTTTTTATGGTAACATTCCTGGGAAGGCTTCTTTAACAAATTTATAGTCTAAACCTCTAACACCTAAGTCTTTATTGAAAATACCAATAACAACTTCTGCTTCTCTAGGTTCAAGATTTTGTAAATATTCAACAAGTAATTGATTACGCTTTTGTGGTGTGAGTTTTTCTGCGGTTGGATCGCCTTTACGGAACATATATAATTTCCGAATTTCGGTAGTCAATTGTGCATAACCCATTCCAGCTGGAACTTCTTTGATTTGATAACCTGAAGGAACTTCGTGATGCAACCATTCATACTGTGGATGAAATGCTAATTCCAACACTTGTGTCATTATTTTAGACACATTTCTTTGTAATACATCCAATCGTTCTCTTTTGTTTTTGGCTTTCTCAAACTCATCAAAAATTTCATACATATTTTTCATTAAAATTCCTCAATCACATCCATTAGGTTGGTTAGTTTATATTGAATGAAATAATTCAACATCTTCTGCTTATTTGCAGGTTTAATTTCCTCATAAGTATTTATGATTTTCTCTTTAATTTCGGTTGGAATACATTTGAGGTCAATCAATGTCTTATTACGAGAATAACCAATTTTTGCATTTTCATCCGACCAATCTTCAGAATTTTCTTTAAGCAACTTTTCTAAAATACCTTTAGTGATAGGTTTCTGACGCAGGTCACGAACAAAACAATCACCCGGTGAGAAGATATTAGGAATACCATCACCCTTATCACCACGAATGATTTTTTCTTCAAGTTCCAATAATGGATTTTCAGATTTCAAATATTTCTTCAATGCGGGATTGTATTGTTTAACATTCGGACCCCATTGTTGCAATTGCAAGAAATCTCCGTCACTGGAAAGAATAAGAATCTTTTCGTGTGGTGCATGACGGGGTACAAGTGTACCAATGATATCATCCGCTTCGGCCATTTCAACATCAATGACTTTATACGGAAAGTTTTCTTTCAATTCTTGTTTGAATTTAGCTAACATGTCAAAAATGGCATGCCAGTCTAATGCAGACTTTTCACGCGACTTTTTACGCCCAGCCTTATAGAAAGGAAAGAACTCCTTACGCCAATATTTGCGGTTATCACAACAAAGTACAACTTCACCATATTCCTTGCGGAATGTCTTGAGGTGCATTCGGAGGATATTAAGAACCATGTGTCGGATTAAACCTTCTTCCAACTTTACGTTCTTTTGGTTTGAGATTTGAGCCATGAGTCCTGCAAGAAGGACTTGGTTCAGGTCAACGAGAATCATTATGAATCCAATAGTTTAAAACTTAACTATATCACACTTCTTGTAATTTGGCAACTAGATTGGTAACAAATTCCTGAGATGTTGTTGTTTTCCTACAAATAACACCAAACCAATCTTCTTTAATCATTCTTGTCATATATTCTATTGGTGCAGTAAGAATAGCTTCAAAGTTATCAAGGTGTTCTATGCCTTCTTCACCTTCTTTAAAAATAATAATATGATAACAGTCGCCCATTGATGATGTATTTAATTTTGTACCAGGATTTTTATATTCACTTGTTTGAATATGGATATTATCATCTTCTCCTGGTAAAAACATATAAGTGTCAGAATCACTCAAGAGCTCTTTGATTTCTTTCATTGTAGTCCTTAATATGTGATTTTCTTACTCTAACCATAATCCAGTTATTGTAATAATCATTAC